CTTTTGCATTTACGCACCAGTGGTCAGTGAGCATTTCATATCGTGAGGCCTTGGGAACATTTGCTTTACCGTAAATTCCAACTATAGTCTGGTCAAGTGAAAGCATTTTTCTTACTAGAAGCGGGGATGGTAACAAATCATCGTCTAAGACAAGCTTATAAGGATCATCAAACTCAAAACACCTAACCCACCTCTCAATACACATCTTGTTTTTATCATTGTTTATCACTGTTACATTTTTTGATTTAAAAGTAAACTCTGTCTGTGGATTATTATTAATAACTGTAATAGGAAAATACTTATGAAAAGCTTGGCATATAGCTTTAACATTATCAGGTCTTTTATAGTTTAGTATAATAATTCTAAGCATAAATTGTTATGTTACTCATTTTCTGATGTGTGTATATTGCATATCTTACAGCATCACAAGGATGTGACGCCCAATCATGTATAGGTTTAGGTGTTTCTGTATTTGGGTTCCATTTGTAGGAACTCATTGCTGGAAAAGTATGTCTTGCTCCTTCAGTGTCGAAATATAAATTATCCTGTTCAATTAGAACTTGAAGAGAACTTATTCCATCATTAACAGATTTTATCGCATTTTCACAATAAATATCATAATCATAAGCAAAGTCAGCCTTTACTTGTTGGGCTGCTGAATCTATGTATATATTATCTATTCCCCACTCACCGATCTTTTCTTGAATTGATTCTGCAAGCTCTCTAGTAGTTGATTCTTTTGATATAAATTCATCTAGTATGTAATATTTTTCGCCATCAGTACCTATAACTACAAATACATTTTCATCTCTATAACCAACATCTAACCCAGCGATGACTTCAGAAAAACGGTTATTAGTATAGTCACCTATGTGCTTATCTTCGTCAAGGTCAAGATATATCTGTGACTCAGTGGTTGTCCATTCACATTCATATTCTTGAAGGTATAAAGCTTTTGTTATGGTGCGTTTAGCCTCCGCTACATCATGCTCAGAGAGAAGAGGATTAGACCTCCAAGTGTGGATAGACGATCTCCAGTCAGGATATTCATTATCTTCTCCTCTTAAAAAATAAGAGTATAGATAGTTACCTTTACCTCTTGGAGTTGATATCCAAAGACAACGAGAATCATCAAATGTTGAAAGGGCGGGTCTTAAATCTCGAGTAAAATATTCATCATTAGGAATTATAGCGGCCTCGTCTACAATAAGTAGATTAGCAGCTCTACCGACGAGACTATCACGATTATTTGCAGACAAAAGTCTAAAAACTGAACCATTGATTAATTTAACAACCTTATCTTTTTGATTAAACCTATCAACCTCAATTTCAAGATTTTTAATTAGATCTGTCACATAATCCCAGATGATTGATGAAAGTGAAAAGTTAGGGGCCACAACCATTACTTGTTGTCCTGGCTCTAAAAGTTTAGCAAAAGCAAGTATAGCAGCCGCATAAGACTTACCAGTACGACGAGCTGCTATGTGTACAACGAATCTAGATTGGTCTAAGTTTTCAACCATAGCCCACTGAGATTCATTAAACTGAACTGGTTTAGGAAGTTTATCTAAGAGTCTTTGAATTTTGAGTCGAAAAAATTTATCGTTCATCTAGGAAATATGGGTATTATCATTGCAATGAGGGAAACAATACCTGCTGTCAATCCACCTACCCACAGCAGGGTTTTTAGAGAGGCTCGTCCTGAAGTCGCTACTTCTTTTATAGAATCAACTTCTGAATCTATTTTATCTAACCTATTCTCAAGACGTTGAAACATTGTGACTATTGAGTTATATCGCTCTTCACATACAGCCTCATGAGACTGAATTTCAGCTTTGTTATTTTGAGAACGTTCATGAAGACGTTCGATTTCAACTTGAATTTGATCTAATTCGCGAACGTCTGTCATGAGAAATCCTATAGTTTGATGATATAGTTAAATACTTGATTTGGAAGTGTAGTGCTTACCGTAAAATCATCAACTGTCAATGCTGGAATTGAGTGTGTATGTGCAGCCTGGTTTACAGAGTTTACTACAGAGGTTGTTGAAGAGTCCTTTGCTGATGAAGCAACAGTTGTTGTTCCTACAGTCAAATCACCATCACCATCAGAACCAGTGGTTCCTGCCCCAGTTTGAACTCCACTTTTTGTAGCAGAAGTCATTACAGAAGAAGCAGCTGCTCCAGTGGTAGCTGTTCCAAGTGTACCGTTATTAGATCCTTTTCCAAGCGGAACTCTGTCTCGCAGGTCAGGAACGTTAAAAGTTGAAGAACCGTCACCAGTTCCGTATGCTGTACCGATAATCGCAAATAGACGAGCGAAATTTGTGCGATTTAGAGCAGTATCATCACACAGCTGCCAACCTCCAGGTGCAGTAGCTCCACCGTAAGGAACAACTGTGCCTGATGGAACTATTTCATAGCCACCAGCTTGTGAACCATCATGCACTCGAATATTTTCGGTATCTGTATCTATCGAGATTTCACCAACAGCACCGGTAAAAGAGTTATTCTGTGCTGTGGTTCCACGTCTAAATTGTAGTTGAGTTGGCATGTTTTACTCCTAAAATATAAATATTATTGTGTTATAATCTCACAATTGTTTTAAGTTTACCAAATATTAATTGTTAAAAGGCACCTAGGTCTTCAGTGTTCAATGAACCCACAGGCTGAGTGCTCATATCAAATGAAGTTGCACCTGATATATCTTTATTAAAAGCATCTACAGCTGCGTTTGCTGAATCTAACAATCCATAGTCTCCTGTTGGAAATGGAGCTGTTGTACCACCAATACTTTGTGTTGAGCCATCAGCAAAAATTAACTGACTTGCTCCTCCAAATAACCTTATATTACCAGTAACAACCAAAGCATCAGTTGCAGCAGGGTTTGTATTGTTGACTGCTAAGTATGAACCAACAAAAGCATTACCAGCTATTCCAACGTTTGCAGTTACATCAACATTGCCTGTAACTTTGATACCTGTCTGTTGAGTTTCTAAATGTTTGTTATTATCCCAATAAAATTCAACCGAACCACCATTAGTATATTTAAGCCCAGTTTCGTCGCCTGCATTATTCTCAATTCTTACATCGTCGCCTCTTAGATTAAACTGCCCTGTAGCGTTAACGATTTGTGAATCAGTTCCATCATGAAATATACGCAAATCAGTTGCTTGACCAAAAGCAGCTTGACCTGTATCACCAATATTAACATTACCAGGAGTAGTGCCACCAGTGCCTACAGTGACAGTTGCGTTAGCTGCTAATGTTAGTCTATCACGAGCGTCTATTCCTAAACCACCCATAAATGGAGAAACTTTTGTCATGTCATTCCTTTCAATACTTCAGTGTATCAAATATTTTTAATCTGTCCAAACTTTATGATAAAGCGCCAAGATCTTCAGTGGCTACCTCGCCTGTTGGGTCTGTTAAATTATCAAAGAAATAGGTGTCACCTATAATAACACCAAACGGATCACTTCCCGTATTAGCTCCAGTTAACGTGCCAAAATCTAGGTCATCGCCAGAAGGAAACGCTTTTGCAACTCCTGAAGTGCCTGCAGTAACAATGCCAGCCGCAAGAGCAGTTAAGTTAGCTGCTAAATCAGAGCCTCCTAAAGATATAGTAGCAACACTTAGAGCGCCTACATCTAGATTAGAAGCTGAAACAGGGGAGAGTGATGTATTAGACTTAGGATCTTTTGTATCTGAAAGTTTAAATGTTTTAGCTGATTCATCGTAGAAAAACGCTGCATTACCTTGCGCACCGCGATTAAATAAAATACCAATATCATTTGCTGGTGAACCAGTAGTTCCATTGGCTAACATAATCATGGTGTCATCAACATCCATATTAGTGGTGTTGATAGTGGTGGTAGTGCCATTTACAGTTAAGTTACCTGTGATAATCAAGTCATCAGTCATGGTGACTTCATCATTCATGGTAACGCTACCAGTAAATTCAGAGGCTCCATCAACTGAAAGCTCAGTTGAATTTAATAGTTGCAGTTTATCACTTCTTAGACGTGCTACAATTGTGGATGAGCCTGCTTTTCTTAGATTAAACTCAATAGCACCGTCTTCTGACCCTGCAGCAACATCGATGATTTTACCTGAAATTTGTCCGTAAGTTTCATTACCTCCACCGTCGTCTTTACCTTTAAACTGTATGCGACCTAAATAGTCTGCATTAGCAGGGCTTGCAGACTGCCTATCTAATACAATAACTGGACCAGCAGCAGAACCACCATCAGTACTTTCAAGTGTAACATCACCGGTAAAGGCTGTAGTGCCGTCAATTATGTTAGCTACATTGCTTTGTACTACGTTGATATTTGAGTTAAGACGGGTGAAGGTAACAAAATCGTTTGAAGCAGCTACTAGTGTATTAGCTGCGATTCTTGCCTGAAGTGCAGTGTCTTCGTTGGTAAAAGTGGTAACATTAGCAGTAAGACGAGCTTGAAGTGCTGTGTCCTCATTAGTAAATGTTGTAACGTTTGTTGTAAGACGAGCCTGAAGTGCGGTGTCTTCGTTAGTCATAATAGTAACGTTTGCAACTCGTCTAGCTTCGATAGCATCGGCATTTGCATCTAATACATTAAGGTTAGCATTAAGTCTAGTCTCTGTATCAGCAGCTGTGCCTACAGTAACACCTGCGATACCTGCAGCCAATTCAGCAGCATTAGCTGATAGATTAGCAACACCACCGAGTTGAGGAGTGGTGATGTTAGCCTGTTTACCTGAAGTGCCTGTAATGGTGATACCTTCACCACCAAGTTCAGTGATGGTAATGGCTCCAAGTTTAATTGAAGAGCCACTTAAATATAGATCTTTCCATTTATTAGAAGCTGAACCTAAATCATAGGTGCTATCAGCTGATGGAATGCCATTAGCAGAAAAGGTGATTGTATGCCCACCTGTATCAACTATAGATGCCACGTTCGCTTCTACAGCATCTACATTACCAGATACTACGTTGATGTTAGCGTTAAGTTGGGAAAAAGTAACAAAATCATTTGCATAGCCTACAAATTCTCTGAGTTCATCAAGTTGTACTTTTTTCGTCTGATTATTGTTAATATCAACAATAGGCACCACATCGTTAGTAGCAAGATCGGTTGCTGCAATAGCGGTAAGATCAGTAATTTTTACGTTTGCCATTTAAAATCCTTTGCGCACTGATTTACACATATTTAAACACAATTATATGGTGCTGTCCAACCAAAATTTATCTAGCTCTTTCAGTAATCAATCCACGACCGTCTTGAGTTACTATAGCATTAGCATCTTGTGTTTCGAGAGAGTTGCCAGTGGCGTCAAAATCTTGTTCAAGTGCTAAGAACCTACCACCCTCTGTAAGTAAGAAGTTTCCGTCTTCTGCTAAAAATAGACTAACAGCTTCAACAAAATCAGGTGCGTTCACCTCATCTTGCGTAACAATAAACTCGCCACGTTGTGAGTGTAAAAAATCGCCTGACTGAGTGAGTAGGCTGAAAAACCCGTCATCAGGAAAACGACGACGAATTGACGTTAAGGTGAGGGCAAGCCTTAACTTAGTCGCTCCCATTATTCTCTCTCAGAGATAAAGAGCTTTCCATCAGAGGTAGACCCAATCACTGCGACAAATTTATCATTGTCTACAGCTGAAGTTTCATCTCCTAGTGAAATGTCATAAGGAATGTCAGCAGGTAAAAAATGTGAAGTGACATTAGAAGCTGTCACGGATGCGTCACCAGTTTCAATAAACGCATCTTGAGTGGAAAATAGTGTTACCACACGAATTGAATCTGAAAACTGTGGTGAGGTGTTTGAAGTGCCCACAGTGAAAGGAACCTGGTGTCCACGATTAGGTCTAAATCCTAACACCGGAATTGCAGCGTTTCCATCATCTCTTGGTTGTTTACTCATCTATCTCTCCGCGGTCGGCCATCGTTTGTAACTTTGCGCGAAGCGCGACCGAATTTTTTGCCTTAGTTGCCCACAAACTGTTTACAATCTTTTGCCATTCTTCAACACCACGTAGACTCATATGATTAGCTACTTCTGGTGCTGATTGATATTTTAGTATACCTTTTGTAGTATAGTATTGCCAATGTATTTCTCTACTAAAGTGCCAATATACCTCAGACCATCTTTCATAGCCTGGAAAGGGTGTCCAAAATATAGCATGATCCTTCCAACGCTCAATAATGCGATCTACCACCAGACAGCTTAATCGACGAGTTGCTCCTGACCATTTAGGAGCTTTATCTGAACCTCTGTAACGATCTCTGTCCTCTTCTGTAAGAGTTTTACTATATTTACGAGGAAAGCGATGCGGGTGAGAAAAATTTATGACTGCTGGTTGTAAAGGCAGTTCGTCTAATCGTTTCATAATATCCCAGTTTGATATACCAATTTCAGCTATATTAAGTGCATTAGGCCAACATGACGCCCATGCATCAGGCCACTCTGGAGGAGCTGCTGAAAATGAATCACCAGCTATTAGGGTGGGCTGTATGCTATCGTTCATTGCTCCGACCGAAGGTCGCCGCGATTTTTTGTCTCTCATCCCAGCTTGTTCTCATTGCTTCATGACGTTTGTGTTGCTCCACATACTCGTCAATGAACTCATTTCTTGGTGCACAATCCCAAGCTTCAGTAGGATCGTTAAGATAGTCACCTGTTCCTGTCATATCAATTGTGAAGCGCACGCCATAGGCATCAACTGTATACGTCATTTGTATGTTCCATCTATATTGTAGTGTCGAGCATTGTACCATACACACATGAGGGCTGTTACGATACCGTACTCCGTACGCAGCTTACTGAACCACATCCACCAATGTTTCATTTAATCGCTCCTTCATCCATCGATACATTATGTCATTACCTTCACGAGTAAAATGATGCTTAGTACACTCATATTCTACTGATTCTGTATACAGCTCATTATGTTCTGTCAAAGGTTGGTAAAGAATTCCAGGTATACTTTCATAACCTGCAAAAGGTGTCCAACAAATTGTATTAGCTCTTTGAGCAAATTGAGCAGCTATTTTAAAATTCAAATCTGACTCATCTTCTACCTTAGGATGTGGTGGGTAGGTTGATACACGTTCAGGATGACTTAAATTTACAACCAAAAGTGAATAGCCTCTCTCACGTGAAACCTGTCTTACAATGTCATAATTGGAAGCTCCAACCTGACCAACACACCGAATCTCAAAATCTTCACTAAGTCGATCCACCCAAGAGTATCGCTCAACAGAACCCCTACAACAAGAATTATTATCTGATGCATCTGAATAAGAGTCACCAGCTATGAGTATCATTCCATCAAATCACGCATCAGCTTGTCATAGTTGTTAATCTGGACTGCCACCGCTGGTCCCTGCTGCTTTGGCTTCAGGCTAGCTTCCACCTCTTGTAGGTGCTTCATCCAGTCGAGTAGGTCCTTCTTCGAGTAGATTCCAGTTTCCACCGCCTCTTGTATCTTCTGATCAATCACCGAATTGATTAGATTGATGCGCTTAATACGATTGAGATATCCTTGCGTGGCGAAGACGGAATCTATATAGGTCTTCACCTCCTTCTTTTCAATGACCGCGGTCACGCGGTCCTCGGAGATGCCGTATTCATCCGCTAATTCATCTATCGCCTTACCAGATAGATAATCGTTAGCTAGCGCCAGCATTACAGGGTCTAGAGGAGGAGCCTCTAAAGATTTGTTTAGTGCGTCTACACTAGTTGTTATGTTTGTTTTATTATTAGACTGCATCTTCCACCTCATATAGTATTTGTATGGTGAGATCAGCCATTCCATAGGGATGGAATAGCCCCTCATCGGTTCTAAACTCTAACACTCTAGCCTCTTCGACTTCAAGTGCTCTGTTTGAATCTCTAAAAGTTTCAACGGCATCATCAATCTGCATTCCAAAAGTTTCAGCCTCTCCCAACGGATCATCGTCGTCATAGATGTATCCACGCAGAAATAGATCAATAATACCCTGCCGGGCACCGGCACCGCGTGAGACACGTACCTCACCCTGCGGTATAAATGTAATTGTGGGCCAGTCATTCACCTCATTCAAATATAGATAGCGTTTGTGAACATTGTTCGCAACTGCATCAGTATTTGTTACTAAATGATCTACAAGTGCATCTAAGATTTGTGTACGTCTGGCCATATCTCACCTATCATTTGTTCTATAGTTTTTTTATTTTTCCAACGCTTCCATGAATCTTCATATCTATAGGTATTATTACACCAACGTAGTATATAACGACATACGTCCCAATCATCAATAATTAAAAAGTTATCTTCAAACCAAGAACGACACCACTCAAGCTCTGGCACGTCACCGATCTCGGGGTGCGATGTGAATCTCTCAACTCTGCAACATGGGTGTAATATGGACTCTCCAGGTAAGCATTGCTGACCCCATTTATCTACAGGAATTCTCCAAATCCCTGAATCCTGCTCGTAACTAACAGGTGGATTCCCACTCCACCAATAATTACCAGAGTCATCATCGTCGCCAATGCAATTATAAACCAGAGGACCATAAGTAAACTTCTCTCCCAATTTTTGAAAAATTCCCTTGTAAAAAATTTTAAGATTCAGAAAAAGTTCGGAATCACACTTGAGTCTATATTACTACTCCCTTAAAGGGATGTCAAGAAATAACCGTGATTTTCAAAAATTCCCAGGTCGAGGCTCTGTGCATGTCCCCCGCGCGTCAAAAAGTTGACAAGTCTTGCTAACCGCCCTACCCTGCCTGTCAAATGTTTGACACAAAAAAATGCGTTTTTTTACGTTTTTAGGGTTTACATATAGGCAAAATGCGGCTACTGTTAATCATAAGGTTAAGGAAAGGGATAAAGAAATGACTAAGCGGATCAAACTTACAAAAGACATTCGGATGGCTTGCTTTGCACGTGACGACTGGACATGCCGCGCTTGTGGTCATCACGACACGACTGGCGCGTCTTTGCAAGGCGATCATATTGTTGCTGTTACTAATGGCGGCAAAAATGAGCTGGCAAACTTGCAGACACTATGCGGCGTTTGCAACAATGCAAAACAGAATACAGATCTGAAACTGCGTAAGCGTGCCGCGCCTAGCATGACGCAAACCCTAGGCGAATATTTAAACATGATTGAAGAAAACCGCAACGTGTTCTATCGCACGCTAAAACAGACACGTATGAAAAAGAATAGAAAGGCAAGGGCATAAGGTAAGCCCTTGTTTTCACTACAAAATAAAAATGATAAGTCACTGAAAACATTAGAAACTATTTTGCATCTGCCCCTTGATTTTGTTATAATGAATGATTATATTAGATACATAAGGTTAATAAAGGAAGGTTTAGAAATGGCTGAATTAATTTTTATCATCACTGTTATTGGCGCTATCGCCAGCCACATTGTTTAATAGGGAGATTACACTATGTTTATCAATCACAGACAAGGCGCATTAAAGCTTATGGTTGTTTTTATCATGCTAGACGTTGCCGCAATTATTCTTTGCGCAATGGCTGGTTACTCGCTAACTGTTATTGATCCACAAGAGATCGGTTTCTGGATTATGCTTTTTACTTTCTGCATTGGCGTCTTTACTTTTACATGGGCAACCATTGGCGCAATCTGGAACTACATCGACTACAAATCTTTATCATAGGGGGTTATTATGGATTTTGATTTAGACGCAATCGAAAAAGAAATGGACAAGATGACACAAGAAATGTCATCAGAAGAATTAGCTGAAATGGAAAAAGAAATAAAAGATAGCTTTGAATTCGGCAAAACATTTGAAGACATTTTCGGGGCGTAAGCCTCGAATTTGCGCCAGCTGGAACAAAACGTGAACAAACCATAGCCTCGGCACGTATCGTGCAACTTATCCAATGAAATCAAGGTCTTAGCTAGGTACCCCGGGGCCCTCGTAACCTATTGTTTTTAAAGGAAAATAAAAATGATAAGCCATTGATTATAAACGAAACTATTTTTAGTCTGCCCCTTGACTTTTAGGGTCACAATGCTTATATATAATATATAGAAAGGAATAAGCATGATTAAAAATATTACAATATTTGATTTAGACGGAACCATTATTGATAGCTCGCATCGGCAAGCTACACTTCCAGATGGTACGTTAAATTTGGATGAATGGAAAAAAAATTCCACACCAGAAAAGATTTTTGGTGATACAGTTTTACCATTGGCTACACAAGTTCGTAGACGCCAAAAAGCTGGCGATTATGTTATGGTTTGCACAGCTAGAAATATGAGCGATGCAGATTTTGAGTTTTTGCAAGATGTTGGCATTTGCCCACACAAAATTATCTCAAGACCAGATGGTAACAATACACCAGATGGTGAGTTAAAAGCGAAACAATTAAAATCGTTTTTATCTCTCAAACAGTTTGCAAAAGCAAATAAGGTGATGTTTGATGATGCGGCATCAGTTCGCACATCATTAAGAGAAATTGGTATAGCGGTTATTCATCCGCAAAAAATCGAAAAAAAAGTTGCTTGACCCCTTGACAAATGGGGTCGCAATACCCATATATAATATAGAAAGGAATTTTATTATGTTTGGATGGATTGGTTCAATTTTAGTTATTGCTCAAATGGCTTCACTGTCAATGGGATTGCCTACACATTTTGCAATTATGGTTGGTGCTGTTGGTGCTACCTGTTGGATTGCTCATGCTGTCAATCGTGATGACAAGCCGCTTTTGTTTGTCAATTCTACTGTTTTAATGTTTGCTTTTGTGGGGTTAATGCCATGATTAAAAAACTCAATATCAAAAAAATTCTTGTCGCTCTATATCTTGCCTATTCTGTCGCTACAGATACGATCATTTGGGGTGGTGCGCTTTATCTCTTAATTAAAGGTGGTTTCTAATGAAAAATCTACAAAATCTAATCAAGCTCAATGAGCTTGCAGAAAATATACATGCCAATAAAAGACGCGTTGCAATCGTTTTAGAGGGTCGCGATGGTGCTGGTAAATCTGGAACGGTTCGCGAATTGACAAGATACTTGCCACCATATACCTATAGGGTGCAACCATCATTTATGCCAACTAAACGCATGATGAAAAGCTGGTTGCCAGAATGGTCTAAACTGTTGCCACAAGAGGGGCAACTCGTAATTTATGATCGAAGCTGGTATTCACGCGCTTTGCTTCAGCCTGTAATGGGTTGGTGTTCGAATCGTCAATATAAAAACTTTATGCGTGACGTTATCCAATGGGAAGATCACCAGATTGGTTTAGAAATTATCAAAATCTGGTTGTCAGTTGACGAAACCAAACAACGCGAATTGTTAGCCAGACGCGTTGATGATCCGTTGCGTTATTGGAAATATTCAGCCAATGATCCAAAATCGCTAGAAAATTTTGACAAGATCACTGAAAAGAAAAATGCAATGTTTGAATTAGACGATTGGATTGTAGTTGACATGATGAACAAAAATGTTGGTCGCGACAAAACTATAGACTGGATTGTAAGCCTGATTTAGCGAGCGAAAACAAGGGGTTGGCCGGGGACCCCGGGGGCGCGGCGATTTTCTCAATGATTACAACAAGTTACGGCGAAAAATAATTTGAAAAAAAATGTTAACCCATTGATTTTAAAGGAAAAGAAAATGCATTTTTTTTCGTCTTACCCCTTGAAATTTGGGTTGCGAATACCCATATATATAATATGAAAACGAGCAATAAAGAAAGGTAGGCTCATATGAAAACTCAAAACTATACTTCTGAAATGACTGCACAGATCATCTCTGATTATGAAGCTGGAACGACTGTTGAGGAAATCGCTGAAGCGATCAACAAATCGGTTCGTTCTGTTCGCTCAAAATTAGTTCGTGAAGGTGTGTATGTCTCGAAGCCAAAAACCACTACTCGTAAGGCTAATGAGCCGACAAAAAAGGAATTGCTAATTCAGCTTGAAGCTGTCGCACCTTTTGCTGTCGATGGTTTTATGGGTGCAACAAAAGAGGCGATCAATGACTTACTCGCACACTTGTCGGACGCGTAATCCGATTGCTCGTAGCGTGAGGGCTTTACGCCCTCACGTTATCAAATCGAAAAAAACTTATTCCAGAAAAGGAAAGGCAAAATGGAAACTATCCTTAAATCAAAAAAATCGTTAGCTACTCTCAACAACCGACAGGCGTTTGATGGTTCAACTAAACTTGCATCATTTGCAGAAATCAGACGGACTAACCAACTGATTCAACACGCAAAAAAGAGGCCGAAAATCGTATTTAAATCAAAGGGTTAGCGGGGTGCCCCGGGGGCCGACCCGTAAGTCATTGAAATCGTTAAGAAATAAAAATGACAACCCATTGAAAACAAACAAATCTTTTTTTCATCTACCCCTTGAAATTTAGGGTATGAATCCCCATATATATACTATAAGGAGATTTAGACATGATTAAAAATATTTCAATATTCGATTTAGATGGTACTTGCATTGATTCGTCACACCGTCAAGCGACTCTCGCTGATGGCACTTTGAATCTTGCGCATTGGTTTGAAAATGCAACGCCTGAAAAAATCTTTGAAGATAAGCTGATGC